GTTGGCCGCGTAATACGCCTTCTGATAGGCGTTTCTCTTGCCGTTCATCACCGCCTCCCTTCCAGCCGGTCTATCAGGTGCATGAATTGCACCGAGACCGTCAGCGCTCCGATGATGATCATGATGTAGGCGATCATGTTTACACCGTCCTTTCTTCGATCCATTTGTCCAGCAGCGCCCGGAAGATCTGGAACGACCGTCGGCCCTGATCGTTGACGATGCAAAAGCCAAACTCAAACTTGCCTTGTTCCAGTCCGTTTGCCAGCACCACGTTACCAATCTTAAAGCCGTGGCCGCGCAGATACTCCGCAGCTTGATTCAAGCTCAATGTTTCGATCATTGGTATCTCCTTCCCATGGTAAGATAGCTTACTCGTGGTCAATTGCTTCGCTGATCGCGCCGTCCACGATTTTCAGCACGATGCGGCATTCCTCATAGCTCACGGCCAGATCGGCCGTGACCAGCAAATTAAGGATCTTGCCTGCGGCTTTCATCAGGTTTGCCATGCGGGCCGGTGTGATGTAGTAGCCGCACTGCTGTATCACCCGTTCTTTTTCCGCGTTCAGTTTTTCAATTGGTGTCATTTATTTGTTGCTTGCCTTTCCCCCACGGAAGTGATATACTGTCCGTAGGAACATGTGGTTTGTGTTCTTCTCTCGCCCTGTTCGGTCTGCTACACCGGGCAGGGCCCTCTTTTTATGGGCAATTGCGCATCCCACCGAAGCAGCTCGGTGCTTCACCATGCTCGTCACCACCGCGCTTTACCTTTGCAAAACTATCCGTCGCTAATCGTTACGGTTCCATACCTTTGCTTGGCATATCGAAGCTCCTCGAATCCTTTGCTGCGCGGGTCAATGCGTCTCGATTCCGTCACAGGTCAAAACTACGCATCGCCTTTGCCGCTCAATGCTCCAGCATTCCGCACGTCACCATTGCCATGCAATTCGTTTCCCTACCGTTGCCAAACTACGCCTCGGCCTGCCTTACCCTTGCTTGATGTTGACTTCCTCCCAGGTGAATCGCCCTTTCCCACTGTTGCGCCACTGACCCATTCCGGAGTACCGTCCGTAGTCCAGCCACTCTCGCACAGCCTTCTCGTGGTCGTCGCACAGGCACACAATGGTAAAGTCACACGTTGCGCCGGCGGGAATCTGCTCAGACAGCGCCAGACTCACGCGCTCACCCTGCATAGTCTGTGCCCGAAGAGGTCTGCTGCATTCGCCGATCTCACCGGCAAAAAAGACGGGGATGGTGCGCGGCTCCACGAAGATCAGTTTGTCGATTTCCTTCTTGTATGCCTTGATACCGCTGGATTTTGTTCCCTTGACACGCCGCAGGCCGCCGCAGGTATCCTTGAAAAAGCCCTTAATCTGATAATCGTAGAAGAACGGCGTGCCATCGTCCAGCTTCGGGAAAATGGTCTTGCCTTTCTCAACAACGCCCTCTACGCCGAGGGCGGCAACCTCATCCTCAAGGGTGTTAGCATCCGGCGCGTTGCCTCCGATAAACTCACGATAGATGTCAGGATTACCGGGGCAGGTGCCCAGCACCGCTTCCGTAAAAGTCAGTTTCACTTTGATCTCTTTCATTTTTCATTCTCCTCGTTTCTTCATTTCTCCTTATTTCTCTTTCCGTCCCTCCGCCGTACACCGCATGGCGTCCTCAATTTCCGCCACCGTCACGCCGTAAAGCCTTGCCAGCGTCTTGTGGTACTTCCTTGCGATGCCGTTCACGCGGTTCTCCCAGTTCGACACGGCAGCGACAGTCACATTGCACTTCTTCGCAACGTAGCTCTGGCTCAAGCCCGCGTTTTCTCGCAGCGCCTTTAATTCCAAGCTCTCAGCCCTCCTTTCAGTGTTCAGAACTTTATCTTGACAAACGCTATACCAACCGTTATTATGTAAGTGTCAGCCAACAAAATATCGGCTATAAGCCCGCAAAACGGAGGTTTCCGATGGGGGTTTGGTTTTTTGTTGTCTGCTTCAAGTTCTGTAAGGCTATTATAAACGAAATTTTTTCGTTAGTCAAGATTATTGGCGAATTTTTTTCGTTGATAAATTGCATAAAAAAAGATGCTAATTTTGGACATCTTGTAGAAAGGGTATACTGTGGGATTGTTTAGTAAGTTTCTGGGAAAGCCGGAAAAGCTTCAAAATAATGCAATATCTCCTGTTGAAAAACAGGGCTCGCTGCGTTTTGACTATTTACAAACCAATGAGCCTGTCGAGAAAATAGCATTGTTGTTAAAAGGCAGATGCATAAAAGAAAATCTTTCAAAACAAGATTGGCTGAAAGCAAGCAGCGCAATTGAATACGAAATGGGGAATTACGTATTTATGCCTTTTCAGGTTTGCAACTGTTCTTATATTGGAGAAGGAAAAGCCTGGACAAGTTATAATCTAAACAACAAAAGGGCTTTAAGCTTGGCAATAAATGAAATAAATTATCATTTGAGCACATTACGCGAACTTGAACCGGAGCAAGATGCCATACCTAAAATTGTTCCTTTGGACTACAATATAAAATTCGGAACAATTTGTTTTGATTATTCTTCCGTTGTGCGAGCCGGAGATTTTCCAAGAAGCTATATTGTGTATGCGCCAAAAACAAAAACTGGAAAGCGATCTCAATACCCTCTTATCGCATTTTTTAATACGATCAAAAATAGTGAAAATAATAATGGCGGTGAAAACTACTGTGGAGAACTGTATTACTCCATAAATGGTGACCTGTCAAAAGCAACCGTTCATTGCTGGAAACACAGGAAATTTACAGAGTTTAATTTTTCCGTTGTCGGCCGAACTTTTTTAATTTCATCAATTAAAACGGTAGACGAAAACGGTCGAATGTTCTCTGTATACGATTGCAATTGGAAATTTACAGATTACGCCGACTTTTCAGATTAAATTTGAGGTAATTGTTGTGCCAAAAAGAGATACCGTCTTTATAAATTATGAAAAAACTGTTCAGCTGATAAAAGAAAAATATAGAAATAATACTATTTTTTGCGAAGCCATCAACAAAGCGATGGGAACAGAGCGTACAACAAAGTGGGTAAGTGAGTGGAAAAGAAACAGTAATCTTCCTTCCCCGGAAGAAGCGGTTTACATTTGCGTCTTGCTCCAAACCACCCCAGAAGAAATCCTTCTCCACGAGGGCGAAACCGAAGAGGAAACCGCCAAGTGCCAGAAGGACATTGCCCTTGTCCGTGACCTGCTTGATCAGCAGGGCGCAAAAAAAGCGCCCACTGAAACCAGTGAGCGCGAATTTGTACCATCTTATGAAGATTGGGAAAAGCAGGCTGAAAACTGGACGATAGACCAGCTGGATAACGCCATCTGGAAGCTGTTCCAGATCAAGAGGAAAAGAGAAGGTAAACATGGCGATTGAATTGACCAAAAGCGCAAAGAAATCTCTGGCGACACTCTACCGCGAGTATTGCCAGAGATTAAACGCGGGTGAAAAGAAAGCGCAGGCTGCGTCTTTCCAGTCTTACAGTGAATTTGTGATGGACAATCGGAAAGAGCTGAAAGACGCGGGATTTATTCGAGTTGACCTTTTGGGTAATATTTATTTGACGGACAAGGCCATTATTTACATGGAAAATAAGACGGCAGACGCCATCAAAGAATGGCTGTCATTCGGCACACAATTTATACCCTAAATTGTTTTCGATGAAATCAAGGAACTGCTTCCCGGTAAACAGGTTCCCGGCGTGGGCTTTTTCAATGCTGAAAGATACGTCGCATCCATCAGCGTAAAATTTGAATTCTTCGCAGCGGATCGGCAGGCCGTTTACAATGACATACGTCTTGTCCCCGTCAGACGCGATCAGAATTTTCGGGTTTGATAGTTCCATCATTTTCAAGCTCCTTCCATAATTTGTTTTGCTCTTCCTTTGTCAACGTTGCTACAGCAGAAAGAAATTTCTCCCGCAGCGCCATGATCATTGTACCACAGTTTTCGTTTTGTCTCAAGTGTACCTGTTCCGTCATGCTTCCTTTCCTCCATCCAAATTTCTGCGTTAGAACAAGCGTTTCATTTGTGTGCTTATTGTAACATAACCTTAACTGTTTTGCAACCGCTAGATGTGGTATAATTTTTGTGAAAGATCACTATCGTCAAGGGAGGCGTTCCGCCCATGTCCCATCATTATAACTGGCCTGTGTAAGCCCTCCGCCGTCTCCGCAACAACGGCGGAGGGCTTTTCCCGACGGGCACCCACCATGCCCGCCGTGCAAAAACAGGGTAGCAACAACAACTTGGGTAGGTCAATGCCGAAGATGGGTATTTGACAAAACTAGACATGCCGACATTCGGGCATCTCCTACCCAACAATGGGGAGAGGAGCAGAAAATGAGCAAGTCTTTACAGGATATATGCAGAGAGGCCAGAGACCGACAGGGTATGACCAATCAGGACGTTGCAGACAATTCCAACGTGCCGCTTTCCAGTGTGCAAAACTTTTTTGCATCTACATCTAAAACGCCAACTGTAAATAACTCCGGCAACATATGCCGGGCCTGTGGTGTTTCGCTGGACAAGTATTTTAGCATCACGCCGGATGTTCTGCCGGAAGAGCAAATAGAACAAATGGAACGCGATCACAAAGCGGAGCTGGTAATGGCAAATCTGGAAGGACGGATAGAACAGCTTTCCAAGACCGAGAAGCGTATGCGAATATCGCTTTACAGTATCTCCGTCCTTGCTGTGGTTTTGCTAATGACGTTAATCGGCTATGTGGCGTTTGACTATCAGTTGCCCAACGTCGGTCTTATTCAGGGCAGACAGGCCAGCACTTTGGCGTGGATCGTCATCATCCTGCTGGCTGTCGGCGCTGGTGTGATCGTATCTGCGTTTTTGAGCGCCCTGCGATACGGTAAATTTATTGCACCGAAGGAAAAATAGACATGGAATGTAAGAGCTGCAAAAAAGAAATACCGGACGGCGCGGTGTTTTGCCCCTGGTGCGGAAAGAAACAGGCCACAGCGCCCCGCAAGGCGTTGAAGCGTCCCAACGGAGCCGGGACTGTTTATAAGCTCTCAGGCCGCCGTACAAGGCCGTGGGTGGCCGCGAAAAACAAGGTCATCGTCGGATACTACGAGAAGAAAACGGACGCTCTGGCGGCCTTGGAAAAGCTTTCCGGCAAGGACTTGGACGAGCGGTACAACATGACGTTCGCGGAAGTCTTTACAGAGTGGAAAGCGGAGCATTACCGCGAGATTGGCGAAAAGGGCATTGAGACTTACGAACGTGCTTATGTGATTTTTCAACCGCTGCACGATAAGAAATTCCGCAGTCTGCGCACCGCCGATTTTCAAGCTGTGATCGACCAGCACATGAGCAAAAGCCACTCCACAGTCAACAAGTACAAGCAGCTCATTACCCAGATGTCCACATGGGCCGTGCGGGAGGAGATTTGCACCACCAACTTTGCCCGGTTTGTGAAGCTTCCGGAAAACGTCAAAAAAGAAAAGGACGTGTTCACTTCCGCCGAAATCAAAAAGCTGGAAAAGGACGGCAGCGATACCGCCAAGATCATCCTCATGCTCCTTGCCACCGGTATGCGTATTGGCGAACTGTTCAACTTACCACTGAAAGATTATCACGGTGACTATGTGATCGGCGGCGAAAAGACGGAAGCGGGCAAAAACCGCATTATCCCCATCCGGCCAGAAGGCCAAGAGTATTTTGCATACTTTGCAAAAAAAGCAAACGGCAGTTTACTAATTTCAGGCTATGATGGGCAAAAAGTCCCCGCCAATTTCCGCAGGCGGGAATATTACCCCTTGCTGGAAAAGCTCAAGATAGAGAAAAAGACCCCCCATGCCACGCGGCACACTTACGCCACCCGCGCAGTCAAGGAAGGTCTTGCCCCTGAATATCTGCAAAAAATTCTTGGCCATGCCAATTATGCCACCACCGCCGACGTTTACACCCACATTGACGCCGAAACGCTGGTTGGTGCGGTTACTAGCGCGTTACTAGCAAAGCAAAAATAGCAGAAAAAGAAAAATCCCCGTAACCCGTATGGTTACGAGGATTTTTTGGTGCCCCGTCGGGGATTCGAACCCCGGACACCCTGCTTAAAAGGCATAGCCAGCAATCAAAAGTCGAGTACAAGTTGGTATTTCCCAGAAATACACGGCAATATTGCAAGTTTTTCTCAAAAAATGTTTCTTTGTTCCCGCGTGTTTTCACCGGGTAGCTAGCAAATTACTAACAATTTTACCGCCCCAGCTTTGCCATCACGCTGTTGTACACTCGGCTATTGGAAATGATCAGCGCATCCATTAGCTCATCCATCACGCCCCACGCCTTTTCCGGCGACACTTTGGCAACCGCCTGTAGAAACGGGCTGTCGCCGTACTCGCCTACCAACTGCATTTCCGGAGCGGGCGCGGCGGAGTACATGACCGGCATTTCCGAAAGGCTTACCTTTTTGTGTTGATTTGCGATGGTGTATAACGCGGCTAGCTTTTCATAGTTGCTCCAGCTGGATTCTTCGGTTTCAAGCCTACTAATCCATAGTTGCACTTCCTTCTCGTCGATCACGGGGGCGCACCCCCTTACATGTTCTCCATCTGCGTCATGCAGCGCCGCAGAACTTCACGCACGTTGTCATCGTCGGTGTCGCGGATCATGTCCTGCAGCTGGCGGCGCATATGCTCACGGGAATCATCCCGGCTATAGCGGCCCATAGAATCGCGGTGGCGGCCACGGTAAGAACTGCCCCGCCCGTAAGTGCCGCGAATGTTGGCATCCCAATCGCCGCTGCGGGAATAGCCGCCGTCGTACATTTCGATCTTGTCGATGTTCTTGATGGAAGAAACGGCCTTGTGGATGATCTCCAGATCGCCGGCACCCAGCTCGCCCTTGCGGGCCAGCTCGTCCAGTTCCTCGCACAGCATATCCCGGATATCGTTTAATGCTTTTATGCTCATGTTATCGCTCCTTTCAAGAAATTCGGTCAACGGCCATGTTGGAGTAGGCAAAGCTGACGGCCTGCGTGCTGGTGTTTTCCATTGCCACAGTCAGGCAGCAGTTGCGCGGTACCTCCACGATGGTGCTGACGTAGATATTGAAGTAGTTTTCCACCGCCGCAGGCGTAACAATAGCTGTCGCGCTGTTCAGCGGTTCACCGTTAATCGCCAGAGCTGCGCTGATTGCCTCCACCGTGCCGCCGGTGGGGATAGCGATGTTGCCGCCAAAAGCGACGCGGAACCGGGCTTTACACTGGTTGGTTAAACCCCGCAACGTTACAATTCCAGCGCCAGGACGGTGAACGATGCAAGGCTTGCTATTGACCGCAGTTTCAGTAAGCGGAACATTCTGACTGGCGGCAACAGTCTGAATTGCCACAGAAGTAAATTCTGCCATTTATATCATTCCTTTCTCAAAAAATACAGCGGCGGAGCCAAAGCCCCGCCGCGTTGGTGTCAGTATCAGCACGGGGCTGAACAGTTCGGAAATTCCGAACAGCTGATGCTATGCAGTTTTCAGCAGCCGCAACCGGTTCCGCATCCGCCATAGCTGCTGCCCGACCAAGGATTACAAGTGATGTAAGCCGGGGTGGGGCAAGGGCGCAGCTGGGAGATCAGGTAGTTGTTCTGTGCAGCCTGAGAAGCGGCAAGGCGCAGCTCCTGATTGGCACTTTCCAGATCGCGCATCTTGCTCTGCGTCAGGAAGTCAAGGATGGCGCGGCTATTCTGGTTCTGGTTGTCGATGATGTCACGCGCAGCGGTGTTGACCGTGTTGCGGGTATCGCACGCCTGCGTCGCCATGTCGTACCGCACCTGGGCAATAGCCGCCCGGTTCTCGCAGCAGCACTCCTGGTTCTGCATCTGCATGGCGTTGAGCTGCTGCATCAGCGCCGCCTGCTGGTTGCTGCGGGAAAGCTCGGCCTGTGCAAAGCCGTTTGCCATTGCCATGTTGGTGCCGTTGACAAGCTGCGCCTGCTGGTAAAATCCGTCGCAAAGACCCTGATTTACGCTGTCGATCTTGCGCTCGACATTAGCAAAATCAGAGGTCAGCACATAACCGTCGACCACGCCGCCGGAATTGCCGTTGTTGCCCCAGCTGTTGCCGCCCCAGCCAAAGACGGCAAAAATGAGGAAGAGAATAATGAGCCATGCGCCGTCACCGCCCCAGCCGAAACCGCCGCCGTTGTTGGTAGGCGAAACCGGCATGGTCAGCATGGGAGCGCCGCCATCGGAAAGAGACATAGTATCACTCCTTTTAATTAAAGTCAGTTTTATCTAAATCGTGGCCACGATAAAGAATTAAAGAAAACGCTGTAAACATTTAATTACTGCATCAGGCTTTGGAACTGCTTTGCCATCTGCTGAAGCTGGTTAAGCTGCTGCTGATTCAGTTTACCGCTCTGCAAGAGCTTCTCGACCTCTGCTTTTGGATCACCCTGAAAATTCGCCTTGAACTGCTGAAACTGCTGCATCATCTGGGCAAAGTTGCCCATAGGGCCATGCCCGCCGCCCAGCGCGGCCATGAACGGATTACTCATCGTCCTCTTCCTCCTCCGCCTTGCGTTTCTTCTTACCCTTTATTTCGCCCACAAGTGCCGCCAGCGCGTCGAACTCCTTCCGGGTGACAAATTCCACGCCAGGCTTTTGCGGCGCTTCTTGGGGCGTTTCTGTGCGTTCTACAAGGTCATAAATTTTAAGGGACGGTTTCCCGCTTGCGTCCGCCTGCTTGAGGTACACCGTCGGCGCGGTGCTGTCCCACAAGGCAACGGCAGCATTGGGCGCGATCATCCAGTTACGCGCCTCCTGTTCGCCGCTCACCCACTGCACACCGCCCTGCGCGATGGGATTCTGTGGGGGCATTTGCTGAGGCATTTGCGGCATTATCTGCTGCTGCCGCATTTGCATAAGGTTGTCCTGCATCGGAGGGGGATAATAGGGGTTCTGGTAGCCATAAGGGTTAAAAGCCATTGTCATTCCGTCCTTTCCCAATAATACAAAACTGTTTCGTTTGAGCTATCCCAGCTGTCGTATAAAACGCCGTCACGCACACACACCACATGGCCGGACAGGGCGAGGATGTACGTCCCTACCGGATGCTCGTCCGCAAATTGCCCCACCGTGTAGCAGTCCGGGCAGGTGTCCGGCACGATATGCCGCCGGAAGCCTATTGACCGCAGATAAGCGCCCCAGCAGGAGTTTGCCGACGGCATGTCCCCATCAAGATAGCCCTGTACGCACAGCCAGAGATACGCCTCTCCCCAATCCATCCCGGTGGCCTTTGAGATGGCGCGGACGGTGCAATCTCCCGTGTTTTTCCCCTTTGGGTTTTCGTTGTAATAGCTATACATATTCCCGTCTGTCATCGAAAAACAGTTCAATGATGTGGACAAACATAGAAAGCCCGGATTCGTCGTTTTCATACAGTCGGCAGATATCCGCTGCCATTTCCTCTGTGTATCCGCACTCGATCAATCGCTCTCTGTTGCTCATGTCCGCACCTCCTTGTTGCTTCCAGTGTAAAAGAAAAAAGACCAAACAAATGGCCGATAAATGGTCATTGTTTGGTCTTTTGACTATAAATTCTTTATATGGTCTGCGATTTTCCCGTAAGCGCGTCGTCTGCGCCGGTTGATGTATTCCGGCGTGACATATTGCTGTGTGCATAGCTGTGCGTAGCTTTTGCCTTTTACGTCGCACTCGATCAGGAAAAATGCTTCGTCGCTTGGCAATCCCAGACCGGCGATGAAACTCACCGCCCGCTGGGGCGCCATAGACTGCAACTTTGCTCGGATAGCTCGATGTGTCGGATTCATGCTGATTCCCACGCCGTGAGCTTGCGGAGCTTGCGCGGAGACGGAGGGCGGCGGATCGTAGCCTCACGCCTCGCTCAAATGCAAGTTTTTATTTCGTCGCCTTTGTAATAAACGCGTTCGGGTACACCTTCTGCACTTCCTTGAGAAATGCACCCGCATTGGCTTTTACGCTGAATGCGCCGATCTGCACGCGGTAGATTACATTCCCGGCCGTGGTGGGTTTGTTGGCCGACTTGAAGGTCACACCAAGGTAATTGCAGATTCCTTTTGCAATGGTCTCACCGATTAGTTCGGTATTATTGATGATCCATTGCGCCACATCTGGCACATCGTGGAAATCCACCTCAATGTAAACGGTGGGAGCGGCGGGTGTTTTCACCTCGAATAGCGACGGGTTGGCCTTGATGTTCTCACTGGTGCCCGGAGTAACCGGAGCCAGCACATCAAACACAGCTTTTGCCGCCTTGTACCCCTCGCTGGACTTGTCCAGCTGATAGCAAAAAATCCGCGTGCCGCTGGCCTTTCCGTTGGCGGCGTTGGTGTGGATCGGTACATGCAGGTCGGCCATGAAGTTGTCGGATGCTTTGCATCGGTTTGCCATGGTGTCATATTGACCGACCATGACCTTCACACCGCTGCGCTCCAGCGCCGTCTTGCACGCTGCCGCAATTTTGCCGCACTGCACATCCTCCGTGGTGTTGCCCACGGCGTAAGTGTTGCTCTTCTGATTGGAGGGAGACAGATAAACTTTCTTTTCCATAGCTTCTTCCTTTCCATAGGATGGGTGAAAGATCGCCCACGTTCCGCTGGTGGGCATAACGCGCTTTTTATAGCCGATTCCCTCAAAGGCACCAGTTCCCGCCGTAGACAACTTGGCTTTTTCTGCGGTGGAAAACACCATGTTGTTTCCTTCCAGCGTGATAAAGGTCGTACCGTCAAGCTTCTCGTAAATGAAAAACACATGCTGGTACATCCAGCGGCTTTCTTTCTGGTTGTATTCGCAATAAAAGGCAATGTCACCCTTCTGCGCCTTGCTGTTGTCCTTGAGCCGCCATCCCTTGGCCGTCAACCACTCTCCGAGAGAACGGCACCACGCCGGGTTTTGGCAGCCGTCCAGCAGATACGGCTTTCCGCTCTGCCGGTCGGCGTACCAGATGGTGTACCCGCAGTACGCCACACCCATAGCGTTCCAGTACTTGTTTACCGTGGTGTTGTTCCCGGTGCCGGTTTCTCGCTCGCCCGCCAGCTTTTCCACCGGGGCAAGCATCTGAGATACAGACTTCATAGGGCGTCACCTCTTAGTCCGCTTTCCCCTCGCCGTTGACCACCTTCGCCGCAGCGCAGATGGCGTCGATCATCTCGCTGACTTTCTGTGCCGCTACATCGTCATAGGGGAAATTGGCGCTCTTGGCGGCGCTCTGCACGCCCGCCATGACCCACGCCTTGCGGGCCGCGCCTTCGGCAAACAGCCCCTCTGCCTGCTGCATCAGATCCAGCACAATGGCCACGATCTGAGACCAGTTCTTCTCCTGCACAGCCGCCTTGACGGTCTGCACCAGCTTGACCACCAGCGGAATGCACACGGCCAGACCGCTCAAAATGCTTACTACGATTTCAACCCAACTCAGATTATTCATGACATTACCTCATCTTTCGTTTTGATTTTTATCCCTGCCAGCAGGGCCAATTCAACTGTCCACGCCGAAAACCACGCTACCGTCAGCGCGTCCGGCACCATCTTATTGAAGAACGCCGCCACGATCACGGCGATGCAGTACCACGTCAGGTTGACCACCGCCAGAATCGTGAACTTTGTCCTCCGCTTCATTTTGGGCTTTTTCGCCACCCGCTTGCCGCTCATGGCTCCACCCAGTTCAGAGAGCTGGCGACGCAGAGCTTGTTGTAGTCGATCAAGCTCACCGTCTCGCTCCAATTATCCAGCACCAGCAGGAACTTCGCCCGCTGGTACTCCTCCACGCCCACCAGCACCACGCTGTGGTCGTGGTAGTAGCCCCGACCGTCGTCCCACAGGTTGAGGACGGCGGGAATGCCCCGTTCCGCCAGCCTACGGGCCGTCAGCCAGTTCCAGCCCACCACCTTGCCGTAGGCGCTGCGGGGCGTTCCCGGCTCATGCAGCACCCGCAAAAGCTCCTTGGTGATGGCCTTGACCGTCAGGGGATTCGTCCCCTTCTTGTCACCGTCGTAGCCGTGTTCCAAGGCGATGTGCTCGATAACGCCGTACCACCGCGCCCCGTAGATGCAGGCCAGCGAGGTTAGCGTACAGTCCAGCTCCTTGCCGTAGTTCTTTTGGAGCAGGCCCGTCATGGGGATCAGTTTCCGGTAAGTCTGCTTGCCCCGGTTGGGGTACTCCGCTTCCAGCCGCTTGTAGTCCAGTCTGTGGGTCATGCCGGTTCCCCCTTTCGGATGGGCAGGCGGCGCACCTCCTCCATCACGCGCTTGGCGCTGCCGTTGCCACCCATTTTCTCATACGGCGCGTAGAGGTAGTCGTTTAGGTTTTCGTACTCATCCTGCGTAATGTGCCCCCGCTGCACATACACCATACCCAGATGCACGATCCGGTCATGGGCCAAGCCGACCAGCATCTTGCGCTCTGCGTCGTTTTTGTCGGCCCGTTTGGCTACCAGCGCCCACAGGCCGCCGCTGGTCAGCGCGGCCACCACAATGGCGCTGATGGCCGGAATAACATATTGCCACATGTCAAATCACCTCTTTCTCACGTCGTCGCCGTTCCATACGGCAAAAACTCATCGTATAACTGGTCATACAGCCCAACCACGCCGTCGCTGTTGCGCACGAAGGGCCGCCACTCTCTCTGATCACCGCCGCTGCTGTGATGCTCCACCTTGTACAGCCGTATCGGTTGATTCGCGCCGCCGATTATCAGATTTGTGTCGGCGGTGAACGCCGGAACGCCGCTCATGTCGACCTTCTGTTCGCCATCCATGTACACCTTCTGCTCGGTCATCCACATCTCATGCTGCTCTCCGACAACCACAGGCTTCCAGATTTGCTGGTTGTGCCAGTCGATCTTGCCGTATACGCCGTTTGCGCCGTCGATATAAAATCGCATGTTTTTGGTGTTGCCCGCATGGATGACAGCGCCATAGGTCGTCGCCGCCAGCGGCGCCCACGCCACAAACATGTAGTCAGTGGACTTGCATGCTACGCCGGTGTCCAGTGTCGCGCCAGCGGGAATGTCAAGGCTGGGGATAAAGGTGTATTCGTCCGCCGCCGGTTTCTGCCACAGCACAGTACCCGCCGCATTGGTGATCTTTGCCACGCTGCCCTCTGGGATGGTAAGGCTTTTCACTTGTGAAAAATCCATAGCCACCTCACAAAATCTGAGATACGCCGGTCACAATGGTCTTTGTGACCTCACTGCCGTCCTCCAGCGTAAATGTCCAAGTCTCAATTGCAAGTTGCTGAGCGCTCCAAGCGCCATTTGTTACTGCCAACACCTTGCCATTGTCCTCGGCGGTTACAGGAACGGGAGCCATATAGTCAGTGCCCGGAAGTGCGTCGATAAACTGGTCAAAATTAGAATCGCGCTTCACAATGCTGCCACTTGCAACAAGCATTTTGGGGACGCTCGAATAGTTAAAAGTCCAAGCGTCATTGTTATCAACAAACAGCGAAATTAACTGGCCAAAATTTTCGACAGAGGAAAAAATAATGACTGAAACGGGAGTGTCCCCAGAAAGCGTCACGTCATTAAAATAAATGGTTCCGTCCAGCACAGCCCTGACCATCTGCCCGCCATTGATAGCCGCCAGAATCTCGGCAAACGTCTTGTCTGCGGTATAGCCGTCATTGCCAGACGTGACGTTGACTGTCATGGTCTTTGGGATCGCGGCCAGCTTCTCGCCGATCTTGTTCCACAAATAAGCAAGGCCATCCTTATCCAGAAAGCTCATAGCTCGCCCTCCTTACGTCTCCGCCGTGATGGTATCGATCTCTGTGTTTGTGATAGCCTCGATTTCAAACATAGTGCCCAGGGCGTCCCAGCCGTCGCCGGTCCAGGCGTAGTTCATGCCGGTGTCCTCCACGTTCCACACATCGCCAACCTCGTTGCCGGTGGCAGGCAGCAGCGCGTAGTTGGCCTTGCTGCCCTTGTACTTATACAGACCTGAGATATCACTTTTCTTGGCGTAGTCACTGGGGGAAGAAAATCCCGCCAGCTTGGCATAGTCAGCCGCCGACATCAGACCGGGCGTGCTGGCCGTAGCGGCTTCGTAAGTGGTGTCCGTGAACGCAGCGTCCTCCGGAACGTCCTTCGCCACCGTGTGGCCACCCACCTTCTCGGCGTTGTCCACAATGCCGTTGCCGTTGGTGTCGTACACGCTTTTCAGCATGTCGCCGCCGCCCGCGTTGCCCACGGAGTCATCCACGTACTTCTTGGTGGCCGCGTCCATGTCCTCGGTGGGCGCCCCGGAGAGCTTCAGCTTGCCGGTCATGGTGCCGCCCGCCAGGGGCAGGTACTTGGCCAGCGCGGGCTTGATCTTGCTGTTCCACAGGTACAGCAGGCCGTCCTGATCCAGATATTTGCTCATTTCAACAACTCCTCTATTTCCGTATTTGTCAGTCTTTCCGTGGCGGGCGGGACGATAGCACGCAGCGCCCCGCCTGTAACACCGAGGTTCTCCCCAATCGTTTCAAACGGCTTCTCCCGCAGCTGCCCCCACGTGGACGCGCCGCCGGAGGCCTGTGGGATCGCCACAGCCCCGGCCAGAGCCCCCTTGCCGGACATGCGGCCCGCCAGCGCACCGGTGGCCTGCACCGTGCCCCGCAGCTTCCCGCACTGCTCACTCATGGCGTCGTCACCTCCACCAACAGGTGGAACTCGCTGCACTGGATGACGGTGTAGATGTCCGCGCCCGTCCGCAGCTCCACATCATATTTGTAGGTGCCGGTAGCCATCTGAGCGGTATCCTCCGGAGTCAGATGGATATCGCTGCTGCCCTTGACGGTCTTTTGCAGCAGCACCGGAGACGCTTCATAGGCCTGCTTCCGTACCGTCAGGATCAGCGTATCGTTCGGCTGCATTTCATAGGCGTCGCCGCTGGCATTGTTGGTAATGCCAACACTCAGATGCGCCGTGTCGCCCTTCGTCAGATAGATGTCACTGCCGTTGATCTCAAGCATTTTGCACCTCCCACGCTGATGCGTACTCTGTCGGGCTGTACGCCGTATCTTGCAGGCACTTATACAGCACGCCGTCCAGCGTCATGTACTCGCCCTTCTTGTAGATATCGTGCGCTCCCGTGGGAGCCACAAAAGGCCGGGCCTGCTCCGGCGCGGTAGCGTGCAGCGGGCGGTGGAACGTGCCCCACGCCGTGCCGCCCGGCACGATATCCGGATACACGGCATTGTCGTAGCCCTGAATGCACTCCCACACCTGCCCGCGGGCGGTGTAGATGTCGCCCCTGCTGTGCGCTCCCGCTGCCCACTTGGGATACAGAGCACCGGCGGCCAGCCGGTCATTATCGGCCACCACGAACCGCAGCACCGCCACCGCCGCCGTCTGCATGGCGGCGATCTCCTCGTCGGACGTCAGAAGTTCTTCACCATCCCGCCAGAACTTGCCATCCTGATAACTGTCCCCGATGCCCACCGGGCGGTCATGGAGCGCTACTGCACCGGGGAAATCCCCGGCGTTGGTCTCCCACAGAGTAATGACGTTGGTCACGGCCTCTTCCGTGATAACTGCATATCTCATGCCGCCACCTCCTTGTGCTGCCGGATGACCACAATGCCGTCGGCAGGTTTAACGCTGGTGCTACCTCCATAATAACCGCCGTTGCCGGAGTTAGGTACGGTGGCTTTCAGGTTTCCGCCTCCGCCGGAAGCGTAAAGGTCGCCGTCCGCTTCGCCAAATTCGCGGGTGGTAGTACCCTGGCCCTTGCCGCCATTGCTGCTGAGGGAGCCGGAACCATTTGCTCCGTCGCCACCATCTATGCCACCACCACCACTAGCAGCAAAACCAGCGCCACCAGAGCCACCATTGGCACCATTCTTTACAGAGGTTTTGCTCCCCTTAACTGAACGTTCGCCGCCATTTGCTACTGCGGCGAACGCCGACGTTGTGCCACCCTTTGTGGCGGCAGTGCCGCTGTAGTTACCATTTGTGCCCGCCGCACCTATCACGAGGGGATAGGCGGTATTGGCCGCCAGCACCACAGACCGTACTGTGGTGGTGTAGCCTGCGCCACCAGCACCGCAGTAATCACTGCCACTACCACCACCGGCACCTAACAGAAATGCATCAATCACCATGTTTTTCAACGGCGTGAACGTGCCGCTGGACAGAAACTTGATGCGCCAGTTGCCACCGCCATCGTCCAGCGCCTGATATGTGCCGTCGCCGCCTGTCCAGTTGAAGTCCTCGCCGATGATGGGCGCGGAAATGGCGCTGCCGCCCGTGGCGGGGCCTGTCATGTTAAGGATCATGTGATCTCCTCCTAACCCAGAATAATAACGTTGGCGGTCACAGCTTCCTCCGGCACCGTCTCGCAGGTGAAGGTCAGCGCCCCCGTGCCCTGCGCCGTGCCGCGGATACCCGCCTGCGCGTAGGCCATGAAGCTGTCCGGAGCCGCGCTGACGATAATGTTGGCGCTGGCCGTCATGTCGCTGACGGGGACGGTCTGCTGCTTGGTATCCGCGTTCCAACCGGACGCCAGCAGGAGCACGGAACGAGGCTTGGGAGCGTCCGCCTTGGCGTTCCACACAGCTTTCTCCGCGTCGGACGTGTGCAGGCTGATGCTGTCAGCATGCGCGTTCAGCGCGGTTTGGATCGCGTCGGCGTAGGCGAAGATGTCACGCGCCTTTCCCTGCGGGTCGTAAACGGCTTGCGTCATATCGCCGGAGCCGTCGCCATCCCGGCCATTGTAGACCATGAACGTCGTCGTGCTGCCGTCTGTCAGCGTAACGGTGTAGGTGTCGGTCGTGCCGGGCGCACCGGTTCCGCTCGTCCGGTTGATAGACTGGATAGAAGAGCCGTCATCGCCGTTCCAGATGGTTACATTTGTACTGTTTTGAGTCGGAGCGCTGCCGCTGTACGAATAGACCGTTTCGGTGATGGTCAGCGTCTTTCCGCCGCTGGGGTGCTCGTCGGTCGCCGCCGCGTCAGAGACCGTCACGCTGACATCGCTGCCGTGGACGCCGATATCTCCCTTGACGCCTTTGGCCCCGTCGTACAACATGAAAACGTGGTCTCCGTCCTTGTCGGTGATGGTGATAAGATAGGCGGTGGGGGTGGTAGGTGTGGCGGGTGCTTGCAGCACACTCACCGTCGGGCTGACGCCATCAGGCCCGCGCAGGCTGTTCGATGTCCACACCGCGCCGTCCGCGGCGGTGATCGTCATGGTGTCGTCGGCATTGAAGTCAATGTCCGCGATGCCGCCGTGGCCGTCCAGCCACGCCAGTAGCGTCCGGCCCTGTACTTTCTTGGCCGTTCCGGCCTGCTCCATGATGAGAAGGTCGGTTGCGCCGATGGTGGTGGCCTCCGGCAGCTGGCCGATAGATCTGTCAGCCATCCTCTGCCACCTCTGTTTCCTCCGTCGCCGTCGCCAGCAGACCGTCCAGCACCTGCATGCACCCCAGCAGCAAGTCAAGATTGCCGCTGCCGTGTACCTCGATCCGATCCAGCGCCAGCCGGACGGACTGGATGGTGTTTCTTTCGGTTGTTTTCATGTAGTCCTCCTTATGTGCCCACCAGCATGATCTTTGTCGTACTTGCGCCGCTGCCGTTCTTGTAGGTGATAGTCTGCGGGGAGAATGTATACCTGTCCACGTGCAGGGAGGGTGTGTAAACGCCTCTCGCGGTAATCGTTCCAGCATATCCAGCATTTGTAAACAAAGTATCAATGTTGGCGATACTTGCTTTCAGGTCTTTGACGGTCTGGCCGTTCACCTCAACATAATTGGCTTTCAGGTAGCTGGTGGTGATCTGGTTGCTCTCCAACGAGGATATCCGCGCCACGGCGGCGTCCAGGTCGGAGATACTGGCCTTATTTGCCACCAGACTGTCGAGCTGTGCCACCTGCGCGTTCAGTGTCCCGATGTCTGCGGTGTTTCCGGCAATATCCGCCGTGTTCTGCGCCGTCTGCTTCTTCTGCCGCACGGCGTCCCGCTCCTGAGCGGACAGGTACGGATACTCGTTGTCGATCTCCTCCTCCGCCGGAGCGCTCACCGTCGCCCGGAACAGCCGGGAAAACGTGGTCGTCTTGGCGTGTATCCCGCCGTAGATGCCGCCCACGGTCACGCCGTCGCCCAGCTCCGCCGCCGGGTCTAAAAGAGCGTCAGCGGCCTCGTAGGGCTGATAGCGGTAGTTCTTAACCGCCGCCAGAATATTCGCCGCCAGCGTGTCGCCCTTGATGCTGGGCAGCAGCGGCACATTGACCGTCAGCTCCCGTCCCGTATTGTCGCCGGACGTGTAGCTGTTGGTGCCGTCCGTCACCGTTACCTTGCTGTAGGGCTGCAGCTTGTCCGCCTCTGTCAGACTGGACGCACTGTTTCCTACAAAAATTTTACCCGACAAGAATCCTGTCACCTCCAAACGTGATGGCATTGCCGCCGTTGTCCACCAGATAATTGGTCTCCTTCGGCAGACTGTTCAGCAGCACCAGCCGCAGCTTGCCCACCGGCGTCATGCACCAGTTGCCGCCGTACCACCCGGCGATCGCCTGTAGCAGCTCCCGGCAGGTGTAGTTTCTGGGCTTTGTCACCTTGTATTTCTTGCCGCTGGCGGAAAAGAAGCTGTCCGTCTCGCTGTCCAGCGTGATCCCGACCTGGGTACAGACCCGGTTGACGATGGTGATATCCGTCACGCCGCCGGTGCCCACGCTGCCGGTATACCACTGCTCCGTGGCCAGCATCTTGTCATAGCCGTGCAGCGTCAGCACGCCGGTCTGCTTGTTGTAGCTCCGCTTGTCCACGTTGTAGACCCCCTGAGCCACCCATTCGCTGGGCTCGCCGGAATCGCCCACAAGCCGCACCTGCGGCCTTAATTCAGCCATTCTGGCCACGCTGGAGGAGAGCACCCCCAGCAGCTGCACGGATATCTCCCCGGCCACCGCCCCGCCCACAGTGGGGATATCCCCCTGGAATAGAGAGTTCTTCGTTTGAAGAGACCCCTCCATAATCTTTTCTTCGCCGTAGACTACATTGTCAATGTAAAGTTGCGTCTGCATCCGGTGGGTGCTTGCCAGCAGTTCCTGATATCTTGCGTTCGTGCTCTGCATTTCGCCCTCCTTACTGCTCTACCAGCGGGAACGAAATGCCAGACCACAGCGATTCTCCTGTTTTTGGGTCTACCGTCGTCACCGTGGCAGGCACGTTGTTGGAATAAAACTGCGCCACAACCGTCTCGTACAACGGATGCAGATTGGTTTCCACTGTGACAAATTCCGGAAGAATTAATTTCATCAGCATCATCAATTCATTCCGGTATAGATCCATGCAGCGAATGTTGACCTTGTACTTGATTGCAACGCGACCGCGGTGCATGGTGCCGTCCATGGTTCTCCCTGCTTCTGAATTGTCAAGGTCGTTGCGGGACCATTCCATACCTTCTTCTCGCACGAAACGGAGAATGTCCGTACCATTGATCTTGAAATACGGTGCGCTCACAGGCTTCCACCTCCCCACGATCTCTGGTTTTGCCGCTGCTGCCGCGTGATCTCTGGCGTCAGCACTCTTGCCAACTGAGCCAACTCTCCGGTAAACCGGATCACAATGTCGCCGCCGGAATTGCCGCTCTCCTCGCGGAATATCTGCCGGATCAGGTCAGCGGGTGCTTCAATGTTGGTGCCTCGTTTCTGGTCGCCCAGCACCGCGAGAAATTCCCGGTTGGCCGGTATAACGGCGCCCTGTGCCAGGGCGGGCACTTGCACGGCCCGCAACGCAGGCATAGTTTGCTTCTTGTATCCACCGATACCACCGGAGCCAAGATTATTTCGTGAGGCAAACGTGCCTTTACCGCCGCTCAGAAAATTCAGTACGCTGCTAAAAGCGTTGGTGATCCATTTCACCGCGTTTGTCACCCAAGTAACTACGACTTTCCACTTGTTGATTAGCCCCGCCAAAAGGCCACCGATTATTTTTAAGCCCAGCTGCGCCCACCAGTGTTCAGACACAAACTTTTTTACCTTTGTGTTCCACCAGTTTTTGATGCTTTCCCAGCATCCAACCAACTTTTCTTTTAAAAAGTTCCAGTTGGGTGCGATGGCCGCTGCCAAGCCTGTTGCGCCAATCAGAATTAAGCCTAGTCCAAGCGGAACGCCAACGCCGGTAAATAAAAGAACAATGCCAAGCACTAACAGCGCCGCGCCCAGCAAGCCAACAACCAATCCAAGCGGCCCTTGCAGTGCTTCCACAATGTAGTTCCAGTTGGCCGCCACAGCAGATGCGAGGCCGATAGCTCCCATAATTAACAGTCCCAAGCCAAGCGGAATATTTGCGCCAGAAAAGATCAGGATAGCGCCAATTACCAGAGCCGCCACACTAAGAATGGAAACGGCCCAGCCAAGCGGCCCCTGCAGCATTTCTTTTATCGCGTCCCAGTTTTCAGAAATAGCGTCCCAGATTGCAATAGCGCCCAACACCATCAATGCAATACCCAGCGGAATATTTGCGCCGGAGAAGGTCAGAACAGCGCCCAGCGCCAGCAGCGCCGCGCCGGTGAACAGTTCCAGAATGGCGCTTAAACTGTCGTCGATCATGCTGGTAAAGTCCGGCGCGATGCCTCCGCTGGTATCAAACCCGCCGCTGCCGCTTGCCGAAGAATTGTCCTGGCTGTCCATCACGTTCAGCTCGTCAAACCCCGCCAAGTACTTACTGGCTTCTTTCGCCGCTTCTCCTACGCCGTCAATCGCGTCCTTCTGCTTGTTCAGCGCTTTCGCGCCAGCCGCCGATTTCTGGATCGTGGTGCCAAACAACATGGAGATCAGCTTTGCGACCGCCGTCACAATGCGGGTGATCACATTGATCAGCACCGTAAACGCCGGGATCACCACCTCCACAATAGGCTGCGCCAGCGTCATCAACGCGCCTTTCAGCCGCGCGATGGCAGCCACAGCCTCGTCGTTTTGCTGAATGGCTTCCCACAAATAGTTTTTCAGTGCCCGTAGTCCCACTGTGATCAGCGAAAACACCAGCACACGTTTTGCCAAAGTTTTTACGTGCTGACTGAATTTGTCCATGCGCTTTGCCGCTTCCTCTGCCGCCGCGCTCATACCGACTGTTTGGTCTTTTGCACCGGCCAGCCTTGCAGCAAGGTCACCCGCGGCACCTTTTGCGCTGTTCAGCGCCGCTGTTTGATCTTCAATCTTTTTTGTTACGCGGTCATACTGCTTTCCCAGAGATTCGATTTCTCTATCCTGATTTTTAAGCAAATCCTGCTGCCCTTTCAGGTCTGCAATAAGCTGCCCTTGACGATCTTCCGCCTGTTGCCATTCCGCATCAGAAAGTGTAATCTTCCCGCTGGCAATATCTTCGTTAAGTGCTAACTCAGATTTAAGTGCATCCATAATGCGCGTGATTTCTTGCTCGGTTTGTTTGGCAGCACCTTTGGCATCGTCCAGTTGTTTTTCAATGGCGCTTTTCTTCCCGGTACTTTCGCTAAGTTCTGATTCTATTTTTTGGATTTTTTCTTCCAGCTTTTTTAAGTCCGCCTGTGCTTTCTTGTCGTCAATTTCCGTGCTGAACACAATAGACCCGTCAGCCGCCATATACTCACCACGCTTTCACTGTTTTTGTGGACATTTGATAAACTATGTGCTATAATTTGCACATGGAGGTGTGAGAAATGATAAATTTTAACAAAAATTCTGTTTGGAATCTTCGCCCGATAAATGTCAATGAGGTTCGAAATGAGCTTTACGGTCTGCTTTTGAACGACGAAGTGATTTTGTCGGCATTTAAAACCATCCGCGACCAACTTGTTTTTACAAACAAGCGCATTGTCGCAATCGACGTGCAGGGAATCACCGGATCAAAGCGCTCTTTTTCCTCCCTGCCTTACTCCAAAGTTCAGTTTTTTGCCATCCAAACACCAAGCGTTATGGAAATGGTCAAGGATTCCGAGTTGTACCTTGAATTCTCAAGCGGCTTTTCTGCCACATTTGAGTTTAAAGGCGATGTAGACATTGGTCAAATCGGAAGAATGGTCTCCAAGTACGTCATTTCTTGAGCCAGCCGCCCCAAAATGGGGCGGCTTTTTCACACCCACTCCCGTATCTTGTCAGTCTCCCACTCGGTGTATCTCTGCTTCAGGTCAACAAGATTTCGGTTGTTTCGGTAGAAATCTCTCTCGCTTTTGTCCAGAGATTTGCCGTTGGCAAGCTTCTGCCGGATGCCCACGATCTGGGCAAACAGACAATCGCCGATCTCCTGATATGCCCCGATGAACGTCCACCAATGCAGATAATCCAGCAATCGAACTTCCGTTCCTATCACGCGATTCACCGGCGCCACGATCACGGGAAAGTCCTGCTGCCAGTCCACCAGCTTTTTGGGTTTCTTCCCGGCATCGTTTTCCTGTCCGCAGTTGATGAACCACATGCACTTTGCAATGGCTTCTTCGTAGTCATCGGATGGCATGTCCTCAAAGCCGGGATAGAAAATATCCAGCACAACCGCCGCCCGCTCCTGGTCGTCCAGCTCCACGTCGTTAATGGCTTCCAGGATATCCAGAATGGCACGGAAATCCGACCGCACCTCGTACTCCTGCCCGTTGATCTCAACGGATGTCGGCAGCGTGTACGTCATTTGTGGTACTTCTTGGTGTACTTGGCGATGCGGGGGTTCATGGCTTTCTTCTCTCGCATAACCGTCTCGTCCATTTCGTCCATGATCGCCAACAGCAGGTTGGCCCAAAGGGGCAAACCCTCCGCCAGCGCATACACATTCAGCTCTCCGAAAAGGCCGTTGCACACATCGAACTCAAAAACGTCGTTGATGATATCCCGCATTTCGCCGTCCAGCTTTCGCACCACGTCAAAAAGCTCTCTCTTGCCCTCAGCTTTTCCAACCTCAGCTTTGTAGGATTCCTGACGCTTGTCCAGCGTATCAAACGCGTTGAAAAGCTTTTCACCAAACGCAGCATCTGTGGGGTTGAAAGAGACTTCAACGGAATCGTTCAGCTTATAGGTCTCAACGCCGGTTGCGATTTTCAGTTCCTTCATTTTTCGCGCCTCCTTCGGTCAGTTACTCCGAATCCGCCGTGAACGTCAACACACCGGCAGTCACGGAAGCGGTGCCGGTGGTGCGAGTGCCGCCGTAAGTCACGTCAATGGGCATGCCCACAAAGCCGCCGCCCTCGCCGCCGAGACTGGAGGGCTTCACCATTGCACCTTCGTAGCGCTCGGCAAACACAGCCGTCTTTGCGGTGCCCGCGTAGTGGTGGACGATCAGCACGTCTTGATTGGCCAGTGCCGCCGCATCCTGCTTCTTTACGGCCAACTCCCAAATCTTCGTCAGCGCCTTGTCGCCGCTGTCCAAGTAGCAGGGGTCAAAGGTCTGCGTGACAATGGGCTTCTTCATGGTGGTGCGGGTGGTGCCCAGGATGTCCTTTTCAGAACTCTCCTGCCAGTCATATTCCATGCTGGAATCCGCCACGCGGGTGCCAAAGGCAGACCACTCCGGGGAAGCGCTGGTGCCGGTGTTTAAGTACGCGATCAGAAGCTCACGGTCAATGGTCTGGCCCGCTGTCGTGTTAAAAATGTTATCAGGCATTTGTTATCACCTCGTAAGTCATTTTCATGAGGATCTGATGATCCTCGTCGCCGTTGTCGTATGCGCCGAACAATGCGGAGCGCGTGGTGGCTTCCACGCGAACCACCCGTGCGTCGTCCCCGATGTCCGGCCCGCCGTCTGCCGCCCAATCTGCCAGACTGTCCAACAGTTCGTCGGCTTTCAGGCGCTTGTCGTTGCTGTTGCCCGGCTTTAGCCGGTAGATCACCTTGAACTGGTACTCCGCTTGATGGCCGCCCAAAATGTAACGCCGTGTAATGTATGTCCCCTGAATGGTCGAAAGCGCCATTGCGCCCTCGCTGTCAGCGGGAAGAAACTCATACCGGATCACATCCACCGGCTTATCCGGCCATGTGTTCAGCCATACCAGCATCGCGCGGGAGATTTTGTCCTCCTCTGCCGCCGAAACTAGTTTCTTCGGCTTGTCATTTGCCATATTTCGCCACCGCCTTTTGCGCTACGCGCACCCATTTTTCAATGTTCTGCGCCTTGGATGCCTCGCACCAATGCGCCTGCGCGTTTGGGTGCATGGCTTGTGAAAATACCAGATTTCGGTCTGTCAGAACCTTCGTCGCGCCTTTCTTGGCCCACGGGCTTCCCGTATCGGGATCGACCATCAACTTTCCGTAATAAAGGTATCTGGCGTAAGGCCCCGGATACACCACCGTTTTCCCGATGGCCCGTGTCCTCTGGGTCAGGGAGCCGGTCAGCGCCGGAACGTACGGCACCGTGTCGGCTTCCACCTGAATAGCAAGAACGTGTTCGGCCTTATCACAGGCAAGCGCCAGCTGCCGCCGCACATCGTCCATGCCCTCGGTGTGTACGCTGAATTTCAGCCCCATCACTTACCTCCCACGGCCCAGTGCTTTAGGTCACCGTAGTCTTTCATGTCCACCTTTGTCACCTCGTAGCAGTCGTCGTGCGCCCTTGCCACAGTCTCGTTGTCTGTGACAAATCGCCCCTTGACGAAAAAGCTCTCTCCGCCGTTGCCGTTGGTGGAAAGTGTCCACAGTCCGGACTTTTCCTCCGCGTTCCAGAAGTCCTGCGGCCCTGCATACCGTTTCTTTTTGCCAGTCGTTGCATCTTTTGCAACAACTGAAAACGGGATGTACAGGTTTACCGCATCGGCCCCTTCCAGGCCGCTGGCCCTTACGTTGGCCGCCTTGGAAGCGGACAGCAGCACACCCTCAAGCACCGTCACATAGAGCTTCGTCACGTCCTGCATGGTGCCGGTGTCCGTCTCGTGGGTCACGTTATAGAGCGTTACCGTGTGGGGGAACATGGACATGATCCGTACCCCCTTGCTTTCAGTAGTCCGTAAGGTGCCAGATACATGGCCGCGATCTCCCGCTTTCTTGCTTCCAGCAGCTGCATATCGGCGGCAGATACCGCTTTCGTGCCGTAGCTTTTTGACCAGTCGCCCACGGATTCGCTTGCTACAGGTCTTTCGGCGTTAAAGGCGACGCTGTTCAGCCGTTCGCCGTCCTGCATCACCTCTGCTAATGCGCACACCGCGTTCTGCACGGCGGTCATGGCGTCGCCGGTGACATTTCTGGCGCGGTTCATGGTCACATAGTCCACATAGGCCGATGCCCTACCAGCCAGGGCCTGGAAAGCGTCCACGTCAATGGCCGTGCCGTAGAACTCGGTAGCGTAGTATTCATAATCTGCGTATGCCATGTTTTCCGCCTCCTTTATATCGTTTCCTCCCCGCCCGTCAGGTTTTCCATCGGGGCGGGGAGGAGGCGCGCTTACTTGCTGGTGTCGGCTGCGATAAACAGGCCGTTGGGATTGGGCACCACGGGGATAAACACGCCGCTGGCCTTTGTCCACACCGCCACGGGGTCGGGAGTGGCCCACTGGGTAATGGTGATGAACTGGTTGGCGCTCTTTTCGTTGTACTGCCCGTAGTCGGCTTCCTCTGGGGTCACACCCCACAGGCCAACGCCGAAGGAGGAAGACGTGCCATTGCACAGGAACGCCATCTTGTCTTCGGGGAAAAAGCGCTTGGTGGCCTCGTTGCCGCTGGCGGTCTGGGTCTTATAACGCAGGTCATTGGTGGTGATGACGCCAAAGCCAAACAGTTCCGCGAACAGAGAACGGATTCTCTCGGCAGGAACATAAGTGCCAGCACCCACAGTGCCATAGATCAGCGTCTGAATGCCCTTGTTGGCAGCCAGCTTGCGCAGAATTTTGGTGGAGGTCACGATTTCGGTCAGGGCGTTGCCGGACTCAGCGGCATCGTCAGCCACGGCCATGATTTGGCCCACGATATCAGCGTTGGGGCCGAAGTCGATCTTGTAGCCGGTGTTCTTGGTGGGAACACCGTAGTCCACCTTGAGGTTCAGGTTGTTCTCGTTGATGGTCATCTTGCCGGTGGCCAGCACTTCCATCTTGGCAACCTCAGTGCGGGTCTTGACGGCCTCGGCCATCTGGCGCATGTCGTCAAAGACATAGCGGATGATCTCGTTCTCGTCGCTTACGCCGTTTTCGATCATCAGCCGCACGCGCTCAGTCTGGTTGATCTTGCGCTTGATCAGCAGCTTTTCCACCTCGGTCTTCTCGAACACGGGGCGGGTGCCGATCTCGGCCTCAGTGTCAAAGGCGTGTACGGTTGCCATCACGGGGATGTTGGCACCATCGGCCAGACGCAGATACTCCGCCTTGAGATTGGCGGTCTTCTGGTCGGGGAAAATGCGGTCGCCGATGTAAGCGGGCCGCGCAACAGACAGATTCTGTGCAAATTCCAGGCGCTCAGCGCTGGAAATCATGTTCAGGATATCGGGCATAGTTTCTTACCTCCTTACTTAGCCGTTGGTCGTCCACACGGGGTACAGGGTCACATTGCCGGTGATCTCCACCTCAGTCACAGCAGCGCCGCCCTTGCTGGTGCTCCAGCCGGTCTGCTTATTGCCGCTCTTGGTCAGCGGATAACTGGTGGAAACCGGCGCGATGGAACCCTCGAAATAGGTGTTGCCATCCACGGGAGGCGTACCGGTACCGTCGTTCTTGTCATAAGTCACGGTGTAGCCGCGAGTAATGGCGGGGGTGTCGACGAACACGATGCCCTTACCGGCCAGTGCGGTCTTGGCGGCGGTCTGGAGATTCAGGTTCTCCGCCAGCACGCGGCCAGCTACCAGCACGGAACCGGGCATATTGCCGCTGGTCACGTCCACGGGCTCAAATACGATGCCAACAGCGTTACCATCGTTAGAGGGGAAAGGGGTGCCTGCTGCAACGATCTTGTAATTACCGTCTTGCACGCCCATAGAGGCGGGAATCTCGCGGGTCTTTAGCACCAGGCCAACTTCGCTTTCCAGGAAATTAGGCCGCTTGGTGCAGGTCGTATTGGTCACAAAAGACATGGATCAAATCACTCCTTCGTAGTTGTCTGCGCATACTGCGCGTTGAATTGTTTTGCGTACATTGCGCCCAGACCCTCCGCTTTAGGAGCGCCGCCGGTACCGACGGGCTTTGCAAACGTGGGGGCGGGCTTGCCGGTCTGAAACGCGCTGGGGTCTGCGTCCATCTGCGCCTTGTGCCACTCGTCAAATCCCTCAAACACGCCGTTTTCCAGTTTCAGGCCCCTTGTTTTCAGGTCTGCGACATAGGCACGTTCCGCCGCCTTGGAGCTGAATTTGATGCCCTTGTCGTTGATGACCTTGGCAATCGCGTCGGAATAGTCCCGGTCAGCGATCTGGGCCTTGTACTCGGCGGTTTCCTTGGTGTACTTGCCTTGCAGCTCCTCCAGCTGCTTGCGGATGCCCTCCGCGTCGCCGCTGGATTTCTTTAGCTCCTCGATGTCCTTGTCGCGGTCGGCAAGATTCTTCTGCGCCGCCGCCAAGTCCTCCTTGGCCTGATCCGCTTTCTGCTTCTCCCGGCCAATGTCCCGGCTGTTTTCGTCGAGGATCTTGTCCACAACGTCCTTTTCCAGCCCCAGACCTTCCAAAAAATCGCGTTTCATGTCTGCTCCTTCGCCACCTCGCTTTTTTCGCGTGGGTCGCCTCCACTGTGGCCCCGTAGTTTTGCGACGTCGGGCCGGTCAAAAATTTTGAAAAAAAGAAAGAGGGGCTAACCAACTACAATTCGTAGTCAGTTAGCCCCTCTCGGCTCTTCTCACTCACCGCTTAGAGCGAGGTCGAATATTTGTTTGATTTATTATACCATACCACGCGACCGGTGGCAAGCGCTTATTCGTCGATTCCGGCAAGATATCCGTCGATCCAGCCGGAAATCTTGGCTTCCTCCACATGGGCCAGGATCAGATCAATGAGCTTGTTGTTGTCCTTTGCCGAAAGCGACAGTCCCTTGATAAACTCAGAAAGCGTCCTGCCTGTTGCGGCAAAAGCTTCCGTCGTCTGCGTAAGGTGCTGCTCCATGGGTACATCCTCGCTTTGGTCGAGGAACTTGACGACCTTCATCATTACGACACGCGCCCCCGATCCATCATCGCCACGATGCCGCGCTTCTCAAGAATGTTGTGGATCATCAGGCGTCCCTTCTGCGTCCACTGTGTATGGAGCTTCGTGTCGGCGCGTCCGTCCGAATGTGTGAACCGGAAAGTCTTGCTCTTGGTATAGCCCTTGTTCATGTGCTTCTTGTAAAGCAGCCATTGGCCGTTTACCTTGTGCTGAACGCCCTCGTCACGAAGGATCTTATTCAGCTGCTGGGCGCTCATACCGTAATCGGCGGCGATCTGCGAGGTCGCCAGCGCATCCGGACTTTCCAGAATGATATCCACATACTGCCGAATCGGTTCAAACTCTGCGATCACCTGTGCCTGACGCTCATTCTCCGCCGCCAGTGTCGCATTGGAAGCTTCCAGCGCCATGCGCTGTTCCTCGCTGTCAGCCAGCGCACGCAGCGCGGAGGGATAATCCTTCGGCAGCAGATACATACCGTTCTTGCGGATCGTGGGCAGAACTTCTCCCGTGACCCAATCTGTAAACTTCTCCGCCGCAGGCAACTTTGAGCTAAACACAAGGCGATAAAGGTCACTCTCCGGAATAAACAACATTTCCGTCTCTTGCTCCGTTGTGACCCCATACTGATTTGTGGTAGTAGAGACCCCGCCCCGTTTCAGGGCACCCTTGCAGTGAGCCGCAATCGCGTTTCTTGGCTTTGCGTAACCGAGCGCTCTTGCTACATCACTTGCGCAGAACAGTACCGCGCCGTTCTCCTCTAAAGTTCTGACCCGCCCAAATTCAGGATTATCAAAAATCATCAGTTCGTTCATGCAATATCCTCCTTCTTCATCGGTTTCATTTTTACCGTGATGTAAAAATCATCCTCGCCCATTGCAGAAATGTCCTCTACAAGGAAATCGCCGAAATATCCCATCATGATCTCGTCGATGCCGTTCTTGTCCCGATACTTTATGGTGTATTGGCACCCGTCCATCGATAGCAGAATCTCCTTCGGTGTGTAGAGCAACGTGCAGGCTTCTCTAACAGTAAGCATAATAAAAAACCTCATTTCTCTTGACTCTGAGGCTTCCCCGATGATAGAATGGATTTACCAATGGGGAAACCTGTGGTGATTTGAACGCTCACGTTGTCTTGGTCGGACGGTGGGCGTTCTTTTTATTTGCCGATTTCTTCTTCAAGCTTTTTTCTAAACCACTCTGTTCGTCCCTCGCCCTTTTCGGCCAGTTTCTTGTCGAGTGCTTCAGCTTTTTCCTTGTCCACCATAAACACAAGTTGTTTCATGGACTTTCTGCGCTCTCTAAAATACTCGGCGCGGCTTTTTTCAGCCACTTCCTCACCTCCTTTGTAGCTAACCACAAAGTCAAGAGTTTTTTTCGATTTTCTTCAAATTCACATTCTCTCGCCGGATATGTATCACCCGCACCCCGTCTTTGGTGGGGATCAGCTCTACCCGGTCGCCCTTCTTCAAAACGCCATCAATGGCGTGCAAGGTGTTGGTATCAAAAAGAGAAGTCGCGTTATCTGTCATACAGCACCCCTCACGGAATCAAGTCCACAGCGCCCTTTGCCGCGTTGTACAGCTTCTTCATGATCGAGTTTTCCTGCAAGTATTCCAGACCTTTCAGCGTGATCCGTATTTTGCGCGAGTTTCTGAGACAGAGGTCGCCGGTCACGCTGGTGTACAAGTCTGCGTTTTTGATAAGGCCCGCGTCTTGCAGCATTTCCAGATAGCGATGCAGGCGCTCCGCAGTGACGCCCATTTCTTCCAGCTGAAGCGCGTCAATATCAAACGCTGGCAAGTCCATGGAACGTTCCAATGCAAGCAGCAGCTTATAAATCGCCTTGAAGTTGTCCATCAGCCATCGTCCTCAACAACATACCATTTGCATTCTTCGCAAACCTCGTTCGCTCTGTCCATGTCAAACGGTTCTCTCAGCCGTGCGGCGTCCATTTCATCCTCGCGGACTTCCTGCACCTCTACGCACTCCGACCATGTGGTTTCTCTCTCATACAGTGGGCAATTATGCCGTGCGATAGGACTTCTTGCCATGTTATTTCCCCTCCAAATAATCGCGGTACTTCTTGCGAAGTTTTTCCGGTACAACGGTCACGATTTCGTTCTTCGTGTTGAGCATAACATATCCGTTGTCTGCAAGAAATTTAAGGGTTTGCCGGTCTGTCTGGTACAACGTCAGTCTGCTGTTGTTGATTATATCCTGTGCAGCCTCAAGGTTCAAGCTGCTTCTGTCCGGCCTGTTCTCAAGATTGTCCCAAAAGTGCTGTTTTGCACCGGAAATCTGTGGTTTCCCAACGTCAATCACATATTGACGATCAGAAAACCTATCTTTGATCTTCCATGTACCGGCGTATTCTTTCAACGGCGCGAACTTCTTGGAATCCGTCAGCTGCCCGCCATACAGCACCTTTAACCTTTCCTTCTGCTCCGGCAGCCCCGCCGCCTTGCTGAACTCCTTGTATTTGGCGTTCAGGCGACGCAACTTGATGTTGGCGGCGGTCTCATCATCTTTCAGCCCTGCGGCCTTATAAGCGTCTCTGAGACGCCTCTGCTTGCGTATTTGGCGCTCTATGCTGCGCTGCATCTGTGTAGCTGTGTACCCGTCGTATTCCTTGCCATCAAACACAAACTTGCGGTTTTCGCCTTTCATGGCGTCAAGATCGGCCTGTGAATATGTCGGCTCACTGACACCCTCCACGAACGGGTAAAAGGTGTGTCGGCAGTTCCAGCCGCCCAGTCCAGCGCCCTGGCCGTAGCCCGTGGTGGCAACAAAATCCTTGTACTCGCCCTTTGAATCTCCGGGCTTCTCAGCCCAACGATACACGCCGCCTTGCCAACTCTCATGGTTTTCCAGCCCGTTTCCCGTGTTTCGCGCCCCAATATGGGCGCTTACTTCCACAAGATCAGTCTCCAGATAGTCGGCGGATTGCTCCGCATACTTCTGGTTGAGGGCATTCACGCCGGTCATCACGGCACGTCTTGCCGCCACGTCTACCTGATCCCGATGCCCACTTTCGTAGTCCACCGTTTTCAGGCCACTGTCCGCCAGCTGCTTGACCGCGTTGGATATCGCCTGATTGTAGGAAATCGCGCCGCTCTGCACCTGCATAAGGGCCGAATCGCAACACCATTGGTATGCTTTTGCAGGCGGCAGCATCGTTCGCCCATTGTCCACCAAAAAGCCCATGCTTCTGGTGATGTTCCGGCACTCCTGCTTTGTCTGTGCATAGATTGCCGCGATAGCCGCCGCATCCACCAGCACATCAGGCCGCGTCACATCCGCTAACGTGATAAGCTCGGTGTAATACGCTTGATTCCGCACCACCACATCGTCCAGCAGCTTCTTGAGCTTCTGCTCACTGATGCCCGCGGTCTTGCGTATGGCTTTCTCGATCTCTTTCAGGTCAATGCCATGCGCCCGCAGCGCCTTGATGTCCTGCACCGTGACCTCATTCAACTCGTCCGCAGCCTTGAGCCGGGAGCATATCTCCATCAGCAAGGTATCTTCCAGCCCACGATACAACTCAGCCAGTTCCTCCGGCAGAGCGTCCAGCAATTCGGGCGTAAAGTCGTACTTTCTCATTCAATTTCGCTTTGAGCTTCAGTCACAATGTCCTGCATCTTCGGCAGCGCCGCCTTTGCGGTCGCCTCGTCCTCGTTGAAATATTTTGCTCTAAACTCCCAGTCATTCATGATCCCGGCGTTCAGCAGCTGCAAATCGCGGGAAAACTCGTTGTCCTTGGTTTCCTGATCGTCAAGGATACTGTCACCCCAATCGTAAGTAACCTCATACTCGCCATCCGCAGCCAGACCGTAGAGCGTGGCATACACATCCATTGCGTAAATCAACGCATCAAACGTGTGTTCAAGCGCCGTCTGGATGCTGCTAATCAGCACATACTTTCGCTGCTTGCCGCTTCTGATCTCTGTTGCAGTCTTTTCTACCGTCTGGGGGTCGGAAATATCACCGTAAGACAAGCCTACGTTAAACTCAATGCGCCGAATAACGTCCTGAAAGCCCTTGTAAACCGCGTCATTCCGCAGTTCAGGATTAAGGAACTGGTAGAAGTCGCCGTCAGCCGTAAAAGCGCCAATTTCAAACAGCCGCTTGTCAAACATGTTGGCCGTGCTTGTGTTGCCGTCCATCAGCACCTTGCGCTCACCGGACTTGTACTCCCACCGCAGACGCTCCCACTGTTCATCGGCCTGTTTGATCAGTTCCACCGTCGCCGCGTCACCGTAGATGGACATGCCACACAAGCTGTTGGTATCCGCCGTGTTGGCGATAGGCGGCTTGAAGTAGGCGAACAACGGCCCGTCCATGTTCTGGATGGTCACTTCCTCCTGAATGTCCGCCCATTCCGGCACCACGTCCAGCGGCGCAGGCGCACCCACAGAGCCGGTAGAATCGCTGTAATACGCCTTGTTCTTGATGGTGTAAACAGTATCGGTCAGGTCGTGGGATTCCAGCCGCACATAATACTTGCCATTGACCTTCACCGGCTTGTCGCGGAACACGCCGCCGATGCATCGCCCGGTCGGGTCAAACTTCGTCGGCTGAAAACCCGCCGCGCCGGTCATGTCCACCAACAGCTTGTCTCCGTAGATGTAAGGCTTTAATGCCACACCGCCAAGCGCAAGCCCCAGCTCCAGCGCCTTGCCGAAGTTTTCTTTCGCCAACTGAAAGCCATCGTTAAGATAGTCCGCCCGCTGGCTGCCCGTGATGTTGGCCGTAAACTCCACCAGCGTTGGCCGCGTCACCTCTCGGCAGATGGCGGCAGGCAGTCCCACCGCTTTCACATTGCAGTCCTGCCAGGGCGGCGTATTGACCAGCATTGCATACCATAGCGCGATCTGCTGCTCCATCGTCATGCTGACAGCCGGAGATGTGCCAAATTCCCGCTCGGCCACAGCCCGCGGGAACAGTGCGCGCCTTACCGTATTAACGAAATTTCCCAAAAAGCTCATCTTAACTCTCTCCTAAGTACAGTCTGGCATAGGTACCTGCACTGATCCATGCTGTGATCGTTCTCTTTGATGACCTTATCTTCTGCCGCTTCTGAATCCCAGCTATAAAGCCCAAACTCCTCAAACGTTTTCACGCAGCTCTCGTGGAATTTCAGCTTCCCGGCCTTGAGTAGCGCACCCGTCAGCCGAATTCCGTCCAACACGGCATTGTTGGCGTTCCACACGGGAAACTTGCCATGTCGCCGTATGCACTCCGCAAACGATGCGGCGCTGGGGTCAATGATGATCCGTTCGATCTTGTACCCAGCCGCAAAGCGTTCCAGGTCTTGGTAATATTCTTCATCCGTCTTCTGCCGGTTGGTCTTGCGCCCGCTGTGATAGTATTCCTTCTCCATCACAGCCTCGCCCTTGTGTACGCGCCACAGGCCAAACACTGTGGGATTCTGCGTACCGTAGTCGCAGCTGATGTAATACGTCCCCGGCCCACCGCGTTCACTTGTCACATTGACCCCCCGGGAAAACATAGGATATACCAGACCTTCGGCAATCACCCACAGCCCCCGGATATACCTGTCGTAGAACACGCCGGAAAACATTGCTTGATAGCGTTCCAGCGTTTTTTGAGATAAGCCAGGGTTGTCCGTCATTTCAAAATGCAGATACAGCGCGTTTCGCTCCTTGTTCCGCCGTATCCACTCTGTATAAAACCAGTGCTGCGGACTTCCCGGGTTACAGGAAAACCACAGCTTCGCACCGGCTACGGAGCAGCGGGTCAATGCCTGTTCCACAAACGAGCGCGGCATCAGAACAACCTCGTCCAGCAGCACACCCGCCAACGTGCGGCCTTGGATCAGCGTATAGCTGGCCTCGTCCTTGCCGCCGAACACCTCAAAGTAATTCGTTACGGCTCCGCGCCGCACCTCAAGGATTTTGTCAGACCGCCGCCACCGGATAATATAACGCTCCTTCGTCAAAGACATGGACGTAAACGGAACGACTATGTTCTTCACGCACGAATCCACTGTCTTTCCGCAAATTCCAAACCTCTGTCCACTGAAATTTTCCGTCGCCCACTGCACAAACGCCCACATCATGATAGACGTTTTACCGGAACGCACAGCACCATCACAGATCAGCGCATCATAGTTTGTGTATGGAAAAGCCAGTATCTTGGCCTGCTTTCTGCTAATCATCGCCTTGCAAGTCCTCCGCCAGTTCCCTCAGGCTTTGACTCAGCGCGTCATCCTTTGCGGTATCAGCAGGAGCGCCGCCAATCATGGCCCACTTGTCGATCACCGTGCCCATCGCAGTGGTAATTTGGCTCAGATTTGCCGCCGCCAACTTATCGGGGTCATTAAGCATTTCAAGCCCCTTGCCAATAAAGGAGCACACCATGTCTTTATGCGCATCCATATACGCCAAAATGTCGGCGGTATTCTCCTCTTTTTTTTGCTCGCACTTTTTCACAATGTCCAAATTTGCAAGAACAATGTTCTTGACAGTTGTAGCAGAAACTCCATTTATTTTCGCGGTGGCGCAATAATTGTTCGTCTGCACATAGTCCGCCAGTATTTTCTTTTTCTGCCGGTCTGTCAGACGCGCGGCCATTGTCCCCCACCTCTTTTGTCTATTCTTCTCCCTCTATCCGCTCGCCATCCACACGCACCAAACTCCGGAAACAACGAAAGTCATCGCAATACCCGCAAGTCGCGGCAATGTCCTGATGCTCTTTGTCCTTGTGCAATTTGCAGCCAATAGGCCCACCAGGTACACGTTTGCCGTCAACTACTACTGTGCCGTGTTTGACGTGGGTGCAGAAGTCACAGCATGGTGTGCAGTCTTTACCGCAGAGAATCATTTGCCATCCTCCTCTACCAACTCGCTATCCACCTGTATCAAGTCGTGGCTGCTGTCGCCTACATAGAAACGCGCCGTTTTGCCGTTTACCGTGCAGGTGCATATACCGTATTCCTTGGATATGATCTCCGCCGCTACATCAGACGGAACGCAGGTGATCCGATAGCATACAAACGTCTGCGAATGTTCTTTCCCTTTGATGTCGCGGTATCTGTCGTGTAGGCTATATTTGACCAGCAATGCCTTAATGTGCCGATCCAGTTCGTGGATGTAGACATCAAGCGCACCGTCTGGCGTTTCGCCTTTTTGCATGATTATGTTGCAGTGCATATCATTCTCCCAGAATACCGCTGATTGTGTCAGCATTTGCCTTGATGATATCCATCACGATGTCGGACTGGATATTGTGCGCAAAAACGGCCTTGTCCGTCGCGTCTGCATTATAATAGCCGGTGAACACCGTGCCGTCTGCTTTTGTCGCTGCAAAGCAAATACAGCAAGGGTCAAGCCCTGCAATAGTTGCTATGCTTTCTTCAAGCCATTTGGCGTATGGCTGCTTTGTGATATCGTCCATGCTGTTCTCCTCTTTGTTCGGCTTCCCGCTTAGATTGTCACGCGCTCATGCCCGCTTAAGGCCCCGCAAGCATCTCAAGCGCCACCGTTCGGTCATGGCAAGGAGGACGCATCCTCACGCGCAGTTTTCAGCGAGCATTGTCATTTCCACGTCGGGCATGCCGATACGCTCCGACATTGTCCGGGCGCTACCCGGCCTCTGGTGCGGCATTGCAGTCCTGCCCTGCTTTAGCGCTTCAAGGGAAAAGCCCCCGCCACTCGCTGTGGTCTCCCCTTACTGGGCACCTATGCCGCGTATTGGGCGTTTTCTTTCGGCTTCCGCCTATCCGCCTTGAGGAATACGCACAACCCTTCGGAACTCCACGGTAAACGCATGGCGGAGCGCCTACCGCTTCAATGTTCTGGCACACTTTCGGGCGGGACGCTATGCCACTTGCCTGCGGTAGTGCCGCACCGCTTTTTTCGTCGCGGATTCCGTCTCTACAGGCTCCGTATTGCCCAGCCGTTTTCTATGTGTCGGCACACTGTGACCGGATGGGAGGCGCGACCTCCCGCCCCTGATCGTGGGGTATCTCACGAAGTCCGGCGTATACCCGTCATATACCGCTGGCGGGAAAGCGGTTGAATGGAGGCATTGGCGGGAATCGAACCCTGCATCGTCCATCGGCGGCAATTTCCGCCGTGCGCTCTTCCAACTGAGCTACAATGCCGTGTGTGCCCGCCGCCGTGCAACGACGGGCCACAGAAAGGAGAATGAAAAATGAATGCAAGCAAGATGATGAATAGGAGGTGTCATAGGGTCTGCACGTCCCCATGACTATTGTACCACACTTTTTGCAATGTTTATAGTGCAAAAACGCGGATTTTCTAAAGTAGTTATTCTAATTAAACACTTTTTCACACTTCCTCGAAATACTTCACATCTCCGATGCTGCAAACGTAAATCTGCCCCTCGTGGTATTCGCTGTGTCCGGCGATCTGGGGATTATAAAACACCGTCGCGTTGCCGATGTCGGTAAATGTTTCGCCGTATACAAACACCTCGCAAAAGGCGTTTAGCGCCGCGTCAGACACCCAGCTTGCTGGGGTGGTGTACTGATACTCCCTGCATACGTCCTCCGGCGTGTAGCGGTTCCTGTGGCGATTGCAAGCGTTAAACAGGGCTTGTACAATGCCACGGCACTGGTCGGCATCGTTTCCCGCTTCTGCCGTGACAATCTGAAGCACCTTCGACACATCGTAGCCGAAGGTCTCAAACTCTCGGTCCGTTCCGATGGCTGAAATCACCGCCTCCGCGCTTTTCTCCGCTTCGTCCGGGTCTTCGTATGCTTCTTCGTGCGGGCCGCCCTCGATCACCAGAATCGTGCGCTCCTCGTGTTCCGGCCCCTTCTCAGAAAAGCCTGTCAGCACCACCAGCGCCGCCGCCAGTATCAGCAGCACCCACGCAGCGGCAATAATGCGGTCATTTGTCGTTGGTTTCATTTGTTTTATGACGCTATTCCTCCTTTCTCTCGCCGTATGAGCAGAAATCGTCATACCCGCTGGCAACCATCCGACAAGCGTATGTTTTGAACTTGCGGCAATCGCGGCACCGCACCACTGACTCCACATCAGCCGGGAACATATCCGCAAGTGCACGCTTGGCATCCGCCATGGTAGCCGTGGGCATTGTCATTTCTATATAGGTCAGCCGCGCAATCGCTACGGACTGGTCAATGTATTTCGCCATCACTCCACCTCCCATTTCAATTCTTCATACAGTTCAGCAAACCGCTTGTTCCACTTCCGCATGCCGCGGAATACATACACGGCAAGTGCAATCCAGATAATTGATGCAATATCACTCATGCTCATGCTCATTCGCCTCCTCAATCCGCCCCGCCAGCCGTTCCAACTTGTACTGGCGGTACTTGTCCACAGTCTCCTTGCAGTCAAACAGAATCACCAACTGCTGAAGCATGATCTCCACGTCGGCGATCTCCTCCGCAATGTGCGGGGTGTTCTCCTGCCCTCTGCTGTTTTTGCAAAGCTCCTTTGTCGGTTCGCTCATTTCCTCGATGGCCATTGTCACCTGTAATTCCTTCCCGAAGGTTTCCAGCGCCGCCTGACAAATTGCGTTATCGTGTAGTATCATTTTGCGGTCACCACCGTATCAGCGCCCTGTACAGTCACCCAGCCATGCTTGAGACGCGCCTCCGCTTCCTTCATCTGGATTAGCTCCGGCGTAATGGATTCCGCAATGGTCTTGTTGGCTTTTGCCTCAGCTTCCGCCTCAATGATCTTTACAGCAGCCTCAGATTCAGCGATAACGCGATTTGTTTCTGCCTGCGCTTCCGCCGTCTGTTTGGCAAGTTCTGCGATCTCTGCATCCTGCTTGGCCTGCTCTTTTGCCCGTACCTTTTCCTGCAACGCGGAATCCAGTTCCACGTCAATGATCAGGGCACTGGACACGTTGATACCATACTCGGTACTAAGTTTCTCATTCAGGTAGTCGGTAATAGCCTTGTTTACCTCTGACTTTTTGTCGGAATAGATGTCCATAACGGAGAATCTGGGGGTAACTTCCTTCACATAGGCAATAATGCTGTTCTGCACGCGACCCTCTACAATGGCCTCTCCGTCCATGCCGTTAAATTTCTCGTACAGGCTCACCACGCGGTCAGGCAGGAAATTGTAGTTGACCGTCAGGTTAATGCCCACCATGCCGCCGTTGGCAGGGGCATCAATATGCCAATCTGCATGTTCGTCTGTGTTGTAGTCAGATGGATCGTCGGAAAAAACAATCTGCTGCTGACTAACGGGAAACTGCTTGACGTGCTTCAATGGTGATAGCCAATGCCAGCCCTGTGTCAGCGTGTTTTGCTCCACGCCCTTTGCGGAATACACAACGCCCACATAGCCCACCTTGATTCTTGTCAGGCAGATGATGCAGAAAACAGCAACAACCACCGCCAGCACGGCGGAAACAGCAATAGCGATACCTTTTTTCATGACTTTTTACCTCCAAAAATGTTATAAATTACGACAAACGATACGCCAAATACAATGATGAATAGTGTGATAATCTCTTTCATCTTTTTTCCCTCCGGCGTACTTAACGCCGCCAGATTAAACCGCAGCCCCTCATTGGCCTGCCGCAGCGCTTCTATCTCCCGCTGCTGGTTCTCGATCAGGTAGGTGGCGAGACCCGCCATTTTTTCAATGCAGTCTGGGTCGTCAAGTCCAATCGGGCATTCATTACATCCCGCTTTTTCGGCACAGCACCGCAGCGCGGTCACGATCTCATCTCTTGTCATGTCATTCCTCCTCTTACCCAGTAAATTCTTCAAAGCTGCACGACTGGAACGCCGACCGCATATTTACCCATCGTGCAAGGCGCTTCTGTTCGGCAGTCGGCTCTCCGCCGTCGTAGTCGCGGTACGGCTGGGCAAACGGCTCCACGCCCATGTCCCGCAAGGCAAGAATGCGCTTATAGCTTTCCTCCACATCCTGCACAAGTACATAGCACCAAAAACGCCACGGCCGCACACCCGCCTCTTCCAGATACGCCGTGGCCTGTTTGATTACCGGCAGCATGGTAGAGGTGTCACAGCTCATGCGGACAAACCTGATCCATTTCAGCCCTGCCAACAGCTTTGCCGTCTGCGGCGTGATGAGCCGTGCGTCCAAGCCCTGATTAAAGTCCACCCGCACATTCTCATGCCCCATGCGCTCGATCTGCTCTAAGCCGTGGTCGTGCGCCAAAACGTTGTTGTCCATGAAAATGATGTCCCGGCTGTCAGGGCGTTTTACTTCCTCCCATGTTGCCGCCGGTCGGATAAGCCCTTCTTTCTTCGGCACGATGCACCAAGGGCAGTTGCGGATGCAGCCGCGTGTTAGAAAGCCGATGGCCGGTTTCCACGCCGGATACAGCGAGTAGTCAGGTCGCATTCTCTCTACCTCGTCCGGCAGAGCGCCGTAATCCTTGTAGCCTGTGCCGCCTGTAATAATCTCATCGGCATTGATGCAGGTATCCACATCAGGGGAAAACGTAAAAACCTTACTCATGTACACCCGGTCATAGTGTTTGAACCCGTCCCACCACTCCACGCTGTCACAACGGGCTTTGTAGTAGGCAGACAGCCGCATCAATGCGAGGTTCGGAAAGTTGTGACCGTCTACGTCGATCAATCCAATGTTCATGTCTCAATCTCCAAACACAACGCCGCACTCGTCCTTCAGCATATCCTTGATGTGCTTCCGCTTGATGCGGCCTTCGTTTATCTCCTCTGCCAGCTTTTCCAGGCACTCATACAGATACGCGATGCTCTGCGTGTCCCGGCTGTCCGATGTCTCCTCAAAGACGTGCCAGCCGCATTTGTCCATCAGCACCATTGCCACCATGTCCATGTTCTCCTGTGTGCCTTGCAGCTTGCCACGCATAAAGATGCGGTCGTCCCTGCTCAAATGCTGTTTACCCATCTCAATACCTCACTCCTATGTAGTCCAGCACCCGCGCATAGCCAAGGCCGTCTTTCGTGGGTTTCCACAGCCCATCCGTGTCGAATGCCCCGCCGCCGATGCAGAACGCATAGTGCTTCGGGTGCGTGTGCTTCATGCACTCAAACCGGTTTTCTCCTTTTTCGAGGTGTGCCCCGAACGCGCAAAACATGCACCCCGTCCTCTGGCACCCCGTGCAATGCAGCGGCTTTTCGATTAGCGTTGACGGATAATCATTCTCGCCGTCGCTCGCCACGATGTTGCCGTATACGCTGCAATACGGGATGTTTTCGTCCTTTAGGAACGCAAGCACGTCCTGTTCTGTCCAGAAGCTCATAGGCTTGCTCATGGGGCGCTTGCCGTCAAAGGCGTTGCAGCCCGTGCGCTTCCACTCTTTTTCTCGCTGCTGGCTCTCGCTCGCCATCATCGCGGTAAATGGCACACATCCGCTCGTAGCTTCGTATCGCTTGGCGGGTGCTTTTTTCATCACGTCGCAGCATTGCTCGCTAATGCGGAACGGCGCATCCTTGAGATAATGCCACTTGTCCGCCAGTTTCATCGTCGAGCAGTAAACGCCCTTCCGGTTGTATCCGGTCAGATACAGATTGACCGTTGCATCGTTCTGCCCGTGCGCGTTTTGTAAATCGCGGATAAAGCGCGCCTGTTTTTTGCCGATGACGGGATACCCGTGCTTTGCTATGACCTGCCGAATGTTGAGCTTTGGCCTCAGCCGCACGAGCTGCACCTTGATCCGCGGGAACTTCCTTTGCAGCCAATCCGCGTACTCATTGACGAATTTCTGAATTTCAGGGTATTCCAGCCCTGTGTTCACAAACACCAGATTCAGCTCCCACGGCGGTGTCCTGAAGCTCGACAGGTACCGCGCCGCCAGATACGCCAGCACCGTGCTATCCTTTCCGCCGGAGAAACTGACGTAGCACTGCCCGCCCCATGCGGTGTACCATTCGTCTAGCTTTTCGTAGGTCAGTATCTCCTTGTCCTGCACGTCCAGCGCCATCAGTTTCTTCGCCGCTTCATTCGTCAGCGGCTGATTGATTGGCAGCATTACTCAGCCTCCACCAACTTGCCGTTTACCAGCTTATACCATGTGTCCGCTCTGATGTCCGTGCCGTCTACGACAAACGCTTTCCACTCTTTGATGTCCCAATTGTCCTCGTTTTCCTCACAGATCACCAGCACAGCACCAAGACCGCCTTTAATCTTCACATCGTTACCTCGAACAAGGCCGCATCCATTTTTGCCAACAGAAACAGATCCTTTTGCGGTGGCTGCGCCGCGATAGCCTGCGGTGGCTGCGCCGTAAGCGCCTGCGGTGGCTGCGCCGCTATCGCCTGCGGTGGCTGCGCCGTAAGCGCCTGCGGC